TATGAGGGGGTAAAAGAAAGACGTGATTTATACTCCCTATAGGTCTTGGTTTACGGGGAGTCGAGTGAAAACAAAAGTCACTCCGTATTATTTATAGTAACAAAAATTTACAAACTTGTCAAGTCTTTGGTAATTTAGGAGTAAGAACATTCTTCCTTACATAATCTCTAAACGACCAACCCCAGTCCCAGACGTGCATATCGTGCAATTCGTTTGGTAAATCAATCAATCCTAAAGACCTTTTCAATCTCCTAACCCAGAAAGAATTACTTCTATTTGAATCCCTGTTTACAGGATAAGTATCGGATCCCTCCTTGACTATTTTGAAATTTATTTTATCCTGTATTGAATACTTGCCATGTGTAGTCTTAATTGTGGTGGGATCATACCACCACTCACCCTGAGGTAACCACATCTGTGTCGATGGATCTTTAACTTCTTGCCACTCGACCTCCCATATCTGATGCTCATCATCAATGCCAGTGATAGGTCTTATCTCCTTGAGTAAATCATAACACTCTTTCAAGATATCAGTGTAAGTATTTTGCTCAGTAAAATGACCTGCTTGTGGATGTCTTTTATTTCTTGCAATTTTTGATTTGGGTGATGTGAGATCAAGACTTATTGTTTCCCAATCATGTATTCTACTCCACTTCAATGATGTAAGTTGTCTTGCACAATCAAATGATATTTGATCACGATTAGATCCTATCTTACTATACTTCCACCATAGATCATGAAACTCTGCCATCTCACTATCAATCTGTCTCCATATACAAGTGAGAACTGGTGATTGATACTGCTTGAAATCATAGTTAACCTTCTCTAGTGCTTGAACAAGTTCTAACATTTGTTCTCTACTATTGAAGTTTGCACCGAACCCTTCCATGATTTCATTATGGAAAGTAAATCTATGCGGATGCAACATATGTGTCAGTGGTACCTCTTTCAATATATTCTTAGACTTTTCTACCCACTCTTTTGTATGTACATAGCACCCATCTAACCACACTGTTTTAGATCCTTGAGGAAAAAGTTTGTGCGGACATATTTTTGCAAAAGAAGACAACCTTCTGGGGTCTCCATCTATTTCATCATAGACAAAATCTGGTATGTCCCTAAACTCCCAAGATCCTTTCTTCTCAACCTTACCATCAGTAAAACACACATACTTGACATTAGGATCATAATACATATCGTCAGGTATTGTATCATACCAATTTGTTATACTGGTATAAATTATTATCTGATCTAATTCTGGATTGTCCCACTCAATAGCATAAGAATATTTTCCAGCATCACCAAAGAAAGGTTTACTTGTAATACGATCTGTTCCTGTTCTAAAATATTTTTTCCAATCATACAAACCAGTCACTTCAGTGAGTAAATCTACAAATTCTAATACATCAACATTCTCATCATGATACTTGTAATCACCAGACCTATTATTCCACCACTCCCCAGTAGGACTTGAGTCAGAAAATTGGTTGATGATATCTCTTGAGTATATTGTCTCACACTTCTGTGGACATAATTGATATGCAACTGAAAATGATAATTGATCTCTTACACCACCTTTATTATACCACTCCCACCACATCTTATTGAACTCATGATCATTCCAACTTCTCCATATGATAGTGCATAGTGGTGAAAAATATTTTTCAAAATCAAAATCAGTTTCTGAAAGTTCTATAGTAAATTTTATAATATCATCAGGATCTACCCACCCTCTGCTCACATATTCTGCACACTCCTCAAGATAAGTATGTTTATGTGGGTGTTCCATATATGTGAACCCACCTCTACCTATTATTTCCTCACTTATTTGCTTGAAATTATCATTTAGTAAGTGTACTTTTGATGCATCAATATACACACTAGGTCCGTCAAAAGGGCACAATATTTTATCCTTTCTACTACTTCTTACAGGGTCTCCAAGATCTTCTACATCTGTTATAACTTGCACCCAATCAGGTGCCTGTAAATTTTCAATATAATTGTTTGTGTTGATGGTGTAATAAATTGTCATCAGTATACATCAATAATATTATACACCTTCATGTAGAAACCATGATCAGGGTATGAGGTATATAGTTTAGGATTCAAACCTGTAATTCTTTTCAATTCTAACAGTAATTCTTTACTCCTTTTATATTGATCCATATCACCATTCTGGGGATGCATACCCTTCCTACCTATCTTGTTGAAATAACCTAGAGGCACACCAGAATCATTCCTATACTCATAAACAGATGGAACAAGATTACTCAGTTTCAATGCGACATCGAAAGCTATTTGATCTCTGTTGCATCCTATAAGAGACCACTCATACCACAATTCATTGAAGTGATTCATTTCAGAACTCATTGTTCTCCAAACTATAGTTCCCAAGGGACTACCGTAAGTTCTAAAATTGTAATCTATATCCTTTAATTTTTTAGTCAATTGCACAGCGTCATCATATGTAAAGAAAGCACAAGTAAATCCTTCTAACATCTCATCAAAATATGAAAACTTTGACGCATGTCTTAGCATCGTAAAAGGAAAACATCTCACGCTCCTTTCAACAAATTGTTTTGTATGAACGTAACATCCATCTATCCATATTGTATGTGTGCCCTCAGGAAAAAACAAATGTGGATTTGCTTTAGGGTAAAAAGATAATCTACGTGGACAATCAATATCTACATCCAACTTAATGTACTCCCAAGGTTCTATGGTGGTGTCAATACTACCATCATGAAAACAAACATATCTTATATCTGGATCATAGTAATTATTCTCAGGAAATTCATCGTACCCATTAGTAATACAAGTATAAATTACTATATTTTTTTTATCAACACTATCATTCATATCAAAGGGTAGATACTTAAGATTAGCATATGTTTTTCTTATGAGTAGTGCATCCTTCCAACCATCAAATATTTTACACATATCGTGAACAAAATCTATTCTATCTTTTACACTTGGACGTGTGTGTAGATTGTACGCTGCTTTATATGGTGCCTTTCTTTTACTTTTATCACCAATATTGACAATGTGATCGACCCTTTCTGCACTTATAGTAAGAAATTCTGCAACAGAACTTGATACTTGATCTCTATTCACTCCACTCATATACCAATCTCTCCAAGTGCTACACCAATCTATAACACTTGGTGTCAATCTTCTCCAAATCACACAGTTTATTGTTTGTTTATAGTCTAATAGATTGTACCCCTCTTTTTTTATTCTTTTCGCCATCTCAATACACTCATCTTTTGTCGAGAATCCATGAGAATATAACTTTGAAAACTCATGTATTAGAGATCTTTTTTCTGGGTGTGTTTGAAGAACAAAATCTTTTGTCTTAAATAATTCAAGTGAATATTCTACAACTCTTTGGTCAACAGGATAGCAAGCATCTATCCACACTGTTTCAGAATTTTCTTCAAAGAAAAAATGAGGACAATGTTTAGGTAAATATGATTTTCTTACAGGACAAATAATATCAAATTGTAATTCAACGTATTTCCATCCATCTGCATCTGGTTTCTCACCATCATAAAAACAAATGTATTCAACCTCTGGATGATTATATGGTGATTCTAATTTATCATACAGGTTTGTGATACACGTGTATATTATCATCCATTCAACATTTCTTTAGGTAGTATTCTTCCTGATTTCTCTCCTAAAATTCTATTGGTTACATCACCTGGTTCACGAGAGAACCAACCAGTTGCTATGTACTTGCTTACATCACCAGTTAGAAATGCACCTCTATGCACGTGTGTATATGCTGCAGGCCACAATACCACAGTACCCTTCTTTGGTTGGAATGATACCTCTTGGTGAAAGAAATCAGTAGCACCACCATTTTCTAAAGGAACATCATTTAGGTAAATCATCCAAGTAAGAACTCTATCCCTATACAAAAAACTTCCATTTTCCGAATGCCATATATGATATCCACCACCAGAGTTAGTTCTTTGTATTTTACAAGTCCAAGAAGAGACAGGATCACAACAATCTAAAATTCCTTTATATTTTTTAGCGTAGATTTCAAAACACCCACCAACAATTTGATTTATTTCCATCGCCATAGCAGGGTCAGAAATCTCCAAATATAATTGATCATCTTTTCTACCAAGACCACCTTGAGAAAATTGTTTACCTCCCTCACTCATAGGATTTAGTTTTATATCTCTACCACTAAAAGTCGTAACTTTGACATCAAGGTTTTCTTTTTCTATATGTTTTCTTTTATACCAATACTCAAAAGAATCAACGACTGAATCACAAAATTCCCATTTGACAAAATTATCAAAGACACCTATGGCACCGTGATCAACCATCCCTTTAAACTCTGGTTGTTTTAATTTGTCATCAAGAATAACTTCAGACATTTTTTGCCTCCTCTTTGCCTTGGTTTATGTATACCTGTGGTGGTATTCTACCACAGTATTCATCTAATTGCATCACTTCTTGTATCTTGACATCAGAACCATTTTCTCTCCAAAAATCAGTGAGTGCGTGATTGCTATTTTTATGAAAAATTTCTATATGTTCTTCATG